CTCTTTGAGAGTATCTATTGCGTTTGCAAAAACCGACAGACCCAGCGGCAAATCAAATACCATGTTGTTGCCGACAGCAGGCTTAAAATACACAAAAATAGGTTTTTTAATGCCTTTAAAAATCACATTTTCGGAGAGCTGTGGGAACAGCTCTGACACAGGGACAACCGTGCCGAGATTTGATTTGCTGTCCGATTTATACAAAACATTTCTGATACTTACGCCCTCATCGGTCAGCGTGTGATATTCAAACAGTTTGTAACAGCATCCATTTTGCACATATTCGTTGCAAAATACTCCCTCAGTTATCTGTCGACTGTTCCACTTCGTCGGGAAAAATCTGTCCGCATTGATATAATTGATGCAGATTTCGCCGTTTTCAATGTACCCCTTAAGGACTCCGCCACCGAGAGCGTATGAGCGGGAAAGGAACTCGGGGAGACGCTCCCAAAAGCAGTTAGCCTCCAGCGTGTCCATAACGACATCGTTATATTCCTTATCACTTACAGCTATATCGCATTGCTCGGAAAATGTCATCGTGGCGAGCTTGTCGCATATTACCTTAGCCATATTAGTCAGGGAGCGGGCACGTTTCTTTTTTTTGATGCCGGTATTTACGACATCCTTCCACGGCGGATTGTTTTGGTATATCCGTTTCGCAGGCTCGATGTGCTTTGAGTAATAGTCTGATATATCTACTATCGGCACGTCCGGGAATGCCTGCTTAATATATGTGTACATCGACATTTACTTTCTCCTTTCTGCATCGAAGACATTGCTCATATAGGCTTCGGTGCTGTATTCCTGTGCATCCAGACTGTCTATGTTTATACTGCCGTCGTCAAGACGGATTTCAGTAGCGGCATTAGGCTTCCATATTGCCGTCTGAAACGCTTCGATTGTATGCTTGCAGTGCGACATGATTTTATATCTGTCAGCCGCAATCAGACGGTTATAGAACAATATACGATTGTTGATTGATCCTTTCCGTGCGTTGTGAATGTTCACACGGAGCTTTCTCCTCTGAGCGGCGAGACGCACTCCTTTGATAAGTATTTGCTCCGCTGAATCAAGATATATTTCAGTGCATTTCCATCGCCGGCATACACCTTCAATGAAATTACAGAAATCATTTTCAAGCTCATAAGGTGATATTGTTTCCTTGCGATAGTATTCGTCAAGCGTTACAATCGACTGAAATCCTTTAGTGAATCCTGTTGCATTAAGCGTGTGAGCTGAACCGTTCCCGCCGAAGTCGCCGCCGATCGTCACAAACATAAGATTATCCGGAGGTGTATCAATGATGTATCTTGACGGCTTGTCTGCAAACAGCGGATAAATAACACCTTCTGCCGCTACCCAGTTGCCACAAATGAAGCGTTCAAAATAAACACCCGTGTACTCCTTTTTTATCTCCCTGACGTATTCTTCGGGAAGCGTTGTGTTATCATCGATCAGAAATCGTAATACAAGCATATCGACTTTCGGATTGTCGATGTATTCCTTTTTAAGCCAGTGCGTCGGAACATCCGGGTTTGTTGTAGCAATCAGCTTTGCGCCCTTGACCGACAAACGTGACAGGAGCATCGAAAAAAAGTCCTTAGGGAATAGCGTCAGCTCATCGCAGTACGCTCCGCCAAGTGTCATGCCTCGTATCTTATTCTCCGACTTTGCGTCATTCGCTCCCTCAAGAAGAATTTTTCTTCCGAATAGTTTGCCCTCTTTGGTAGATAGCGAATACTTGAAGTTGTCTTCTCCGACAAGCTCCTGCAGTAGCATCAAACAGTTACGTTTTAATGTTTGCAACGTTTTTGCCGACATCAGATAGGCGTAATCGGTAGGGCGGTCTGCTATCCAGAATGCCCAAAGAATAAGCGATATCCATGTCTTGCCGCTACGGACGGAGCCTTCAAGCAGATTAAGTCGGTGTAGTTTGTTGTGCTTTAGCAAACTCATCAGCTCCTGCTGTTTAGCTGTAAATATCAATTCATTTGACATTCTTCATAGCCTCCAGTATAGCGTCAAGCTTGCCTGCGCCGTCTTCCGATATAGCAACCGGAGCTTTGCTGTAAGTATCGCCGGCTTTGTTCGTCAGAAAGAACTCTACCGCCGATTGATTCGGAGGAATATCACGAGTAATTATTTCAACAGTTTTTCTTCCGCCGACAATACGCTCTCTGCGTTCCGTAACGGTATAACCGGTAGCGGCACGGATTAGTGCCTGTTCAACATCTGCCCGAACAAGCTCAGGGTTGTCGGCTATTAACTGCCTGACTCCTTCAGAGCGCTCGATAATCTGTTGTATTGCCTTTTGCCGCTTGCTTTCGGATGTATTCAGATAGCATTCGACCAGACTTTGAACGGCATTCACTCGCTGTTCGGTATCAGCTTTTTTGTATTTGTCGAGATCTGTTGCAAGGCTGTTTATAGCCCTTTTGCGATTGCTTTTTCTCACAGTTTGCTCACTCCTTTCGGGCAAAAAGAAAAGAGCCTTATAAAAGCCCTTATTCTGCATTTGATTATGTTGACGTGATTATTATCCCACTTTGATTTTTGAAACGTTTTAAACGGCAATTAAAACGCTTTTATCGGTAAATATCCCGTTGGGATTATATCGGGATATGCTTCGCCATTCCGATTTTGAAAAAAATCAGATTACTTTGCGTATGTATACAGCCGTTCCGGTGGGGAGCGTATCGACCAACACCTTAGTTACTGCACTTGTCTATATCGACCGCACAGGTTATCCTGTGTGACTCACCGTAAAGAGTGATATCTATAACGGCTTTATGCTGTCTTCGGGAAAATTTCACTATTTTGTGCTCGTAGCGTTTGAGATAGCCGCTGTCTATCTTTAGTACGCCATTTTCTATGTGCCCTTTGCTGACCTTGAGTATATCGGGATTACGACATAATCCGATGATATATTCTTCTTCGGTACAGGACAGGCACGTTGTTTTACTGACAAAATTGCCGACACCGTGTATCTTGCGAATGGTATAATAATCATCGGCTGTCAGGCGGTCAGTCTGAAAAAATATGTAACCGTCAAAAAGCGGTTTGATTTCTTCATGCCATACACCCTTTTTGCGATACTTGTACAACTCTCTCGGCACATACGCTGTATAACCGAGTTCACGCATCGAGTACATAACAGCCGTTTCAGAGCCTGACTGTACATATATAACATACATCAATCGCCGTCACCCTCTTTCTGCTTGTTCTTGATGTATGCCGCAAGCTGAGAGTACAGCTGCGGATTATCTTTTGCCATAGCAGTGAAAATATCTTCTTTGAATACATCATAGGCGGCGTCCATAGACGAACGGTTCTTGGCGTCTGTGTCCCGCTTGTATGTTGCCGCTTTTATCAGCGATGGCACTGCGGCAATCAGCTTTTCGGGCGGCACATCTTTCAGACTGTCTTCGCTTAAATTCTGAATTGCTTCCATTACTTTATGGTTTGTTAATCGGGCGAGAGCCTCGGAAACATCAAGATCCGGATATTTGGCGAGTTCTTCGTTTATAAGACGGAAGTTGTTGCTGATAAGCATTACCTGTTCAAGAGAAGCGTTTAACGCCTGTGCATAACGTGCCACCGAAGACTTTGATACTTCATAACCGTTTTCCCGAATGAAGTCTACAATGTCACTGTAGCGATATTCTGACGGGTTATTTATCATCATATCAACGGTTTCCCTGATGTCGCACGGCAGCTTGTCGACTTTACCTCTTTTACGATTACGTTTTTTCATAGTATCGCCTCCTTACAGATCTATGCAAGGATCTTCGATAGCACCATTAACAAGCTGTATGCCCTTAGCGGTAAGTTTACCCGCAAGCTGTGTATAATCATCACCGATGCAGTCTACAGCCTGCTCAGAACGTATCTTGACAAGGCGGACATATCCGCCTTCAAGCAAATAATTTAAGCTGTCAAGTGCTTCATTCTCAGCAATCTGAGGCTCAAGAGCGGCAGTTACATCTACGAGATTGACATAATCGGTACGGAGCAGATTGATTGCTCTGATCACAGCCCCATTGTTTTTTATAAACTTGTTTTTCCTGAGCTGATCTTTTATATTCATCAAATGCCCCTCCTATCGGCAAGATTATCTATCTTTGTTTCCAGACGTGTCATAACACGGATAAACTCGGAATTTTTGACTGCCGTATCCTTCAGTTCATCAATTGCACTGTCAATCTTGTCTATAGTGTGCTTGATTTCTTCGACTTCTGCCTTTGTGGCATATCTGTCGTTCAGGCTTTTGATATCACTCTTACATTCCTTTATCATATCAATATGGCTTTCGAGTTCAGATCTGGTAACGCATTTGTCCTGTCTGTCTATTGTACGTTTGACGAAATACGATATAATGCCGATTGCAGCTGTGATTATTATGTTAATAGCTGTTGATAATATTGCTCCGATTTCCATTATATAAAATCCTTTCAAATGGCTTTATAATGCGTAATTTTTATGTACTATATTTAATGTAATTTTATTTTAACATTTTCGCTGAAAAACAAAAAGGCTTAGCGCAATTACTTTTACAGTAATCACGCTAAGCCATAAATTTATAAAAATGTTAAAATTTTATTAAGAAACACTAGCTAAAAAGCTAGCTGAGGCACTTAAAGTAACGCTCGATGAGCTTTGCACATAAACGGCATCGCCGGGCTATTTCAGTCCGGCGATAATTTTTTCTTGTTCCTTTTTTGACAGTTCCAGCGCATTCATTATGTCTTCCGAATAGCCATGTTCCTCTGCTATGTCTCGTGCTACATTGAAGCTGATCAGCGTAGACGGTTTCGCAATTGCAATTCGTTCCCCTCCAAAGTAACTGACGAGCTTTCTGTATGCCTCTATTCCAATAACTTCGGCTATTTCTGCCTGTGTTCCTGTCAGATGTCGTATCTGCAGGTAGTCTATCTTACTCTTTGACATTGGCTCGTTCCTTTCTGCGCTTTTCTGCCCGAACATATCTTTTGATCGTATCTATCAGCACCGCTCCTTGCCGCTCTGAAAACCCTTTAAATATATCATATTTCGGATTGACGGTGACTCCGAGTTCCTTTTTAATAATGCCGCACAGTCGATCTTTAACTGTAACATCTGACGGTGATAACTTAGCAAGCTCGTACATTAGTCCGAAAATCTTGCCTATCTGAGCGTTACTTATATATGCTTTTACCTCCGGAGTTATAGCCCGGAGGTTTGCTTGCAATTGTCTGATTACTATATCCGCCTGCTCGTCGTTCAGCTCCGATATAGATTCCTTAAGTGTTAGCTGATATACAAATCCGTGCAGATCGTCTGATTTATTTCCGTCATCGACAAGTCCGCATTTCCGTCCCAGAGAGTAGATGTACCTGCGTTTCTGCTTTATATCCATTATAACACCGTTATCTTTGTCGTGTCAGATACCGATATAGCGCTATTTATCGATTTGATTACTTCTTCGACACTGCGTCCGTTTTCAATAGTTTCCAAAACAGTCATAAAACGCTGCCATTCAAGCGATTCAGCAAAAAGATATGCGTAATCCGCTGCGTCCTCTTCCGAAAATCCCCCAATGGCAATTAGGTTTTTGCAGTCTGTCAGGAAGTTCGCACCTTTAAGCTTCTTTTGAAGTGCGCTCTTTGCAGAATCATCACACGGTAACTGATCGTAGAACTCGTCTACCGTCAGTTTGCGTTCCGGCACAGTAATATCGGCTGCATAAACACTTGCAAATGTTCGCTCAAGTTCTTTGCTTTTGAAAGTATACTTTGGCTCGAGCGATTCTTTGATGTAGTCACCGAACGCATCACCCATCAAACGTTTCAGAACGGCAGGAGATATAATCTTTACTGTTCTGGCTTCGGTGTATGTAACGTCATGTCCGTCATTATCATCAAATGTGCAGGTTCTACGCTTGCTGTCACGGAGCTTTTCACCGCCGAGCTTCAAGAAAAACGCTTCAAGCTCTTTGTACCGCAAATCAAGGGTTGCTTTTTCTTTGGACAGCTTTGCCATTTCTTCAACTTTAGCGGCAATTATTTCTTTTGTTACTGTCATTCTGCCACCGCCTTTGCTATTACCGCAGCACAGTCCGGGCATATATCTATGCCCTCGTAGTTTACTGCCTCTGTGCGATTTCCGCAGAATCGGCAGACAGGAACGTGCTTGCGGATATGGATTTCTCCGGTCTGATTATCAACAATCAGATCAACTGCTTCTCCCGGCTGCATACCAACATATTCACACAGATCCTTTGGTAGCGTTATTCCACGCTTTGATGTCAGTCGTTTGCTTTTAATCATCGCCATATAACTTTTCCTCCTGTATTTAGTTTTCTCCACTCTGCATTTATACGGGCTTGTGACCGTTGCTGATCAGCAGCTGCATTAGAGCAGGGAGCTTATACTCCCTGATTTTTATAGATTTTTCGTCTGTAGCACCCGAACCCGATAATCGGGCGAAGCTTGTTTTTGCAAGTTGGAGTACCGTCTTTATCGAGATATTTGTACTCACAAGAGTAACATTTCTGTGCCGTATCTCGCTTTTCACTTTCGGGTGTACGCATTTTATGTAGATTATTTGATTTCACGCTGCTTCTGACCTCTTTTCTTCTTGATTGCCGCAATCTGCGATAATCTTGCTGCATAGTTCGGATTTTTAGCGACGAACTCGCCGTACGACATACCGCATTTCATAGCTTCGGCAACTATTACCTCTATCTGTTCCATATTGCTCATTTCTTTCACCACCTTTCGTGCACTCTGTCTTTTCACGGGCTTGTGACCGTCCACGGCGACATTACACGGGAGCTTTCGCTCCCTGAGGTCATTCGGCTTTACCTTTGTTGTAGCCTTTTTTATATGCGCTGTTGTAGATCTTATCAGCTACTATTATACTGAAATACATTTTTGCAAGGATCCATCCTATGTATAAGATTACAAGCATAAGCGGAATTATAAGCACCTCGCCGCCGATTGAGTTGTCCGGACGGTCTGCGATACTGTTTGCATATTCTATTACGCTTACAGTTGCTGTGCCGGCGAAAAAAGCAGCGGCAAGCATTAACACGTTGTTAATAAACTTTCTCATTTGTTGTACCATTCCTTTTTTATCAGCTTTGTCTGTCTGTTATGCCGGCAGACAAGTAGCATTATTGTCGGTGTATCTTTGGCAATAAGCCAGTTGTCAGGGTTGATATGCGCTCGTTTCAGATAATCATACTGCGCTCTTGATGGTTTTTTTCCGTGCATATTGTCACCTCACAACGCTTCGTACATCAATTCGCATAAACTTTGCCATAGATGCAAGACCTTTAAGGGTATAACATCCGTTGTCATACGCCTGCGAAAACAATCTGACCGCTCCTCTGAGTCCGGCTTCGCTCTGAGCAACTTTGTGAAGAAACTCAAGCTCCTGCTCCATGTTAGAAGAAACGAGCAGAGGAAACATCATATCCACGTCCTCACGCTTGATGTCAGTAGTAACGAATTTCGGCGAGAGCCACTTACGGTTGTTGATCTGACGGTAATTTCTTCGGGTCTTACCCTCAAATTTTTCTTCGATACCGTTATCGCCGACAAATGCAACTCCCAGTGTCTGACCTTTGTCCGTGAAGTAGTCGGCAAAGCTTCTGATAGTTTCTATGCCGTGAAATGTCAAGAGCTGTCCTTCGTCTATGATAATAACCATTCCGTCGTGAAGCTTCTGCGTTATTGCTATCCATAAATCATCCGTTGACTGTGATATAGGAACGCCCAGTTCAAGTGCAATCAGTTTAAGCACTGCTTTTGCCGATTTAAAGCAAGGGTTAACTGTGATAACGATGCTGTTCAGCGGATTGTCTGCGTGATATTTCTGCACAGCTTTTGTTTTACCGATACCGCTGTCGCCTGTTGCAATTGCTACGCCACCTTTTATCTGGCAGGTCTTGATAGTCTGATAGATCTTCTCCGATATGCTTGTCGGTGCATAATCTACTTCGCTGTAGCTCTCTGCGCCCTCTGTCTTAGTGTCAAAATATGCGGCGAGTTTTGCAAACTGAGCATCCTTATTTCCGCTGTATGCTCCTTTTTTGAGCTGCGATATAGTTGATGCCGGAATACCGATGCGCTGTGCTGCCTTATTTGCCGATCCCATCTCTCCGGCAAGCTCGTCAAATTTGGCGAGCAGTGAAACTTCCTTTGTCTGTTCCATGGTTTAATCATCCTTTCCGCTTTATTGCGTTAGTATTTATCTTATCGATGTCGATGATTACTTCATCAACATCGGCAAGCTCGGGGTTGTCCTCTTTGAACTTATCAGAAAATACCGGCTTGAATTTTGACGGCTTTTCAATTTTGAATTTTTCTTTACCTCTTTCGGCACGGTTGATAGTAGCCGTCAGGAAATCAATAGCCTGTTCCTCAGTGATTGACGCTGTCAAGCCCTTCGAATAGTCGTGAACGGCGTGAGTAACAGCACGAATTGTCTTTTCACCTGCGGCTATCTCGTTAGGATCATTAGTAATATACGGTACATTCAGATCTGTTTGCAGCGTCCATGTAAAGCGATATGCGTCTGTTGCTTTGTCATAGACACGCACCGTCTTATATTCTGCAGGATCATAGCGCACATAGACCTCTTCGCCTTGGTACTTCCACGCATCTTCCGCTGAGTACCAGAGCTTTTCACCTGCAAGCTCGATGTAAACGCCGTTGCGCTTGATTTTCTGATACCGTGTCGTTCTCGCAAGCAGAAGCGAAAGATCCTCGTCTTTTGCTTCTCGGAAGGTGGTGTACTTGATTGATTCGTTCCAAACGTCAATTCGGCTCATACCCTTATACTTGCGCTCCTTGCCTCCGTACTCGGAAACATTAAAGTCGCCGTCTATAAGCACCTCAAGTGCCGCTCTTATCTGATCGTCCTCGGGAACTATACCGTATTTCAGCTTGTATTTGAGGCTCTCCGGGCGTTCTATAATAGTACCTCCGCAGAATGTTTCTATCACTCGGCTGATGTGATTTTTCAGTGTGCCGAATGTACGCTCGATAGGCTTTGCCTTAGCGTTTCTGACAATTGCATTGTGCATTGTAATGTCAAGCAATTGCAGTATGGTCGGTGGTATATCGTCCGCATTCCATGTCTTTCGTGTCCTGTGACCTCTGCCACCTATATCGTGCGTAAGGAACTCAGATCCGTTATCAAAATACACCGATTTCGGAACGCCGAAACGCTTTATTGCGTGACGAAGTGCCAAAAGGGTACTATGCGAGTCAGGCTGTTCGGTCAAATTCCAACCGACAAGTACTCCCGACTTTGCGTCAAGAAACGCTGTAAGATACATACGATGTGTCTTCTGAGCGTTATTTTCGCAGTATGTGATGAAGTCGAAGGTGTGGTTATCTGCGATCCATACATCATTAGCCTGCAAATCATCATACAGTCGTTCGATGTAAGGTATGTATTTATCGGTAAATGCCTTTTCACCATATCTCATCAACGCAATTACTGCCTGAGGAAGCTTTTCAGCTTGCCGGCGGAAACTACGCTCGGAAGGTATCTTATCAAGATCCTGCGGATAAAACTCTGTAACCCATTCAATCATCAGCTGATAGCAGCGGGACACCGGCAATCTGCGTTCATCAAGGTAGAAATACAAAAATGCGTCAAGTATATGCGTCGGAATATCGGTGTGACCTTTATTCCATCCGCCACGCTTATCTATAAGCCCTTCAATGTCGCCGTTCTTATATGCGGCGTACTTGCGATACAGTATATCGGTGGATATATCTATCTCGGGATGTTCAAGCTGCATCTTGGCTACAAAAAGTAGATCCGTATCGGCTTTTTTGCGATTACTCTTGGTTCTGTACATCTCCCAGACTTTGAGTATCTTTATCCAGTCAGACGCCTGCTGCCGTTCGTTTTCCGTGTACTCCTCAAATGGCTTTGAAACTGCCTTTGAACGCTGTTTTTCAACCGTTTTAGTCGGTGCTATTCCAAGCTCTTTGCGCTTGGAGTTATAGTATCGCTCACGGATTTTTTCGTCCATCTGATCAATGTCAAAAAGATACTCTTTGCGGTTATTTGCCGCATCGGCTTTTTCAATTGATGGTAGCTTTCCGTTTTTAGCCAACTGCTGAATATAACGTAAACTACAACCTTTAATTTCAGCTAATGCCGTAGCCGAAATCATCTCACTCACAGTAGATTCCTCCTTTCCAGCAAAGATAGATTACAGGTTATTTGGTAGAAACCGTATTGCAATTAACATAATAATCGCCGTTACCGCCGGAATTAAATATGAAAATAGTAAGTCCAACAGTTTTTCCTTCATTATCGTTTTCTTTCCGACCTGCCATCATCAGTACAGGGCGGTCATTCCCTGCAGACGGGCTGTTGCCCGTTTCGGCTGATTGTGATATAATGATTGTGAGAGGGGGTGAAATCATGTCGGAAAATTGTGATTTTATGAAAATTATGCTAAAAGCACAGGAGAGTGCCGGACAAGCAGTTCTTACACTTGAGAAAAGCAGAAATGCAGACAAATTTCCGCAAATGATGCCGACTGAATGGCATAAAGAACGTACTTATATAAATGCACTTGTTCGTGAAGCATTAGAAGAATATCACAAAGCACTTAAAGAAGCGTTTGAGAAGCAAGGCTTACAATTTCCAAATTTCTGAATCAGCTGATTCATAAGCAGTTTTTAAAATCTGATGTGCCCTGTCTTTAACAAAGAACTCATATTCGCTTTCGCCAAGAGATTTCGCATATTCTACCGAATATAAATAATGAAAAACCTCTTTTATAAACTCCAAATGCTTCCGGAAAATTTCCGCTATAGCCGCCTGCAATTCAAAATTGTCGGCGGCTGTATGATTTTCCTTGACCTTAACTTTGACTTTATGTATGTGCTGTCTGTTACGATTTTTCTCAATATTTTGAGAAGTCTTGACGCAAGAAGCGTACAGGAAATCAATAACAGTGTTTCTATCCGCAGAATAATTTTCTATTGAACTTTTCTGCTCAGTTATCGCTTCTGCGGCAATTTTATTTTGCTCGGGCATAATATTTTCCTTTCCGACCTGCCATCATCAGTACAGGGCGGTCATTCCCTGCAGACGGAAAACCTTGCGGCTTTCCGTTTCGACAAATAAATAAGGAAAGGATCTGTAGCAAACTTCAAGCCGTTAACTCTCAGTCTGCATATATGCTCGTCTTTCCGAGCTGTCATCACGCTCCTACCGATTTTTGCGCTTCGTTTGTGGTGAGCCAGTCAACATAATGCGCTGGGCTTGATACGCTCAAGCGGGCGGGCTGACGCTCTGTTGTTATCGCTTATGGGTAAGCCATACGGTTAAGCACCTGTTGAGGAATAGGTATCCTGTAGTCGACAATTTGGAAGCGGCTTTCGTCTCGCACCTCCCGATCTTCCGTCGGGTAAACGCACGACCAGCCTGTGCGGTTTCATTCCGACTAATTTTTTATCCCGGATTTCCTTCCGGCGGTCGGCGGGTCTGGGCTTGATACGCTCAAGCGGGCGGCTCAAGCGAGTGAAATAAACTCGCCCTTGCAGTAATCAAAAGCTCCGACATAGGAATCGTCAACAAAAACATTGCCGACTGTATCGGTATCGGCATCTATATCAAGATTGCCTTTAGGCAGTCCGCCGTGCTTACGGTAATAGTCCGTAAGGATTCTTTTTTTATCCTTAATGCTCATTTAGATCTCCTTCCGAGTATTTCGTCTGTAGTGACCAAAAACAAATCTGCAAGGCAACAGAGATTAGCGATTGATAATGTTTTATTGCCAAGCTCCCAACCACACACAGCCGCCTTTGATACGCCAATTGCATTTGCTACTTCCGCTTGCGACATACCATGTTGCTCACGTAAACGCTTTATATTATCGTTATAGGTCAT